TGAAGGGCATCGAAACGGATGGGGCAATGGCTACAGCGAGATTGTTCGAGATGGGCCTTTTGCTGTGGGGTTTGAAATTCGATTTCCTGACCGAACAGAACCGAAGCGACATTCATCTGGTGCGCTCGTTTATACGACTCAAAATGATGCCGGGCAGCAGCGAGTAATTCCGGCTGGCGATATGCTGCACTTTGCTGGACTAGGATTTGACGGATTGAAAGGCTATTCGCCGATTCATCAGGCGCGTGAAGCTGTTGGCCTTGGCATGGCAATTCACAAGTTTGGTGCTTCATTCTTCGGCAAGGGCGCATCACCGAAAGGTGTTATTGAGTCTGAAGTTGCTCCGAATGCTCTGGTTGAATTTGCGTCAGCATTCCGCGAACAGTTTGGCGGACTGGATAGAGCACATGGCACCCCGGTATTGCCAAAAGGCTTAACCTACAAGCCGACTCAAATTAACCCTGATGACGCGCAGACGCTTGAAACACTCAAATACAACCGAACGGAAATATGCGGCTTGTATCGAGTGCCGCCTCAGTTCGTGATGGATTTAGAAAGGTCAACATTTACGAATGCAGGCGAAATGGACTTGCACTTTGTAAAACATACGATGATCCCGATATTTACAAACTGGGAAAACGAGTTAAACCGTAAGCTGTTAACCGCGAAGGAAAGACGGCTCGGATACTATTTCAAATTTAACGTCAACGGATTGTTGCGCGGTTCTACAGCAGAACGATTCAGCAGCTATCACATTGCGTTACAAGATGGGTGGATGAGCCGAAACGAGGTCAGAGAACTAGAAGACCGGGAGCAGGTTGAAGGGCTGGACGAGTTCCTAACGCCGAACAATATGGTCAATCCAAGTGATCCGGTTCAAGACGATGATGATGAGCCAGAAGAAATCAGAAGCAATATTGCGCCTTTGGTGCGGTCAATTGCTGAACGCATGGCGAGCAATGAGCGGAAACGGGTTCAAAGTAAGTCAGCAGAAAAGATTGATGCGTTTTATCGGGATTACCCGACCTTTATTGCGAGGATAGCGATGCCTGTCGCCGAAGGGCTGGCGGCATCATTAAATTGCCAACCAGAAGAATTCGTCATAAACTTCGCGGATCGGCATATCGAGAAACAGCTCAGGCAGACCGGAACCAGTCTCGATGATTTGGTTATTGACGAGTCTGCAATTGAAGCAACATTTTATGAGGTGCTAGACAATGAACGAACTTGAGCGACGATATAACACGCAGGTAATCGAACTGCGTGAAAGCGGCGATCCTGCTGATAACCCAAAGCTGGCAGCAGCAGGTTATGGATCGGTTTTTAACGCGGCATCGAGCGACCTCGGCGGATTTACTGAAGTTGTTGCGCCGTCAGCATTCGATGAAGTCCTTAACGATGATGTTCGAGGCTTGTTTAATCACGACCCGAATTTCGTTCTTGGCCGAACAACAGCCGGAACTTTAAAGCTGGACGTTGATGATACTGGGCTTCGATATGAGATTGATCTGCCGGATACTCAGACGGTTCGTGATCTGGTCGTTGAACCAATGAGGCGAGGCGACATTACCGGATCATCCTTCGGGTTCATGGTCGATGAGGATGAGTGGATTGAACGTGATGACGGGAAAATTGTCAGAACAATCAACAAGGTCGGCAAATTGTTAGACGTTTCCCCGGTCACTTATCCGGCTTACCCCGACACAAGCGCAGCGATGCGGAGCTTAAATGCTTTCAAGAATCCCGCTGCAAAACCAGAAACAATGATCAGCGAGGTACGTCAGGCGCTTGGCTTGAATCCTGATGCTGATGAGGAATTGATCTACAAGACTGCAATTGCCGAGTTGCGATTGCGGGACGATCAAATTGAGCGGCTCACCGAGGCGCTTGAAATCAGAAAACGAATCGGCGCAGCGTAGGCACGTCTTTCGATTTCATTAACATTTAGTTCAAAGGAGCAATCATGGACTTAAATCAAAAACTTACGGGCCTCCGTGAGGAAGAAGTCGAGAAGCGTAGCCGCGCTGCGGAGCTTGCGACTAAAGCCGAATCGGACGGACTCAACGAAGACGATCGGTCAGAATTGACCGAGATTGAAAGTCGTCTAACTGCCTTGGGCGACCAGCAAACAGACATCAAACGTCTGCTTGAGATTGGTGAATTCCACAGCGATGTGAATCAGCCTATCGGTCTGGACAAGAAAGAGCAGCGCGAATTTTCGATTGTTAAATTGTTACGCGCACTTGATCCGCGAGCAACACCGCAGGATCGGGCTGAAGCGACGCTTGAACTTGAGGCTTCTCAGGCTATCGAGCAGCGCACAGGCGCAACTCCGAAAGGCGCTTACATCCCTATGGAAATCATGGGTGAATGGCGCGGGAAGGAAGCTCACGCTCGCATGCAGCAAGCATACGAACAGCGCGACCTGCAAGCTGACACGTTTGCTCAGGCTGGCGCGTTAGTCGGGGTGGACTTCAGGCCAAACCAGATGATTTCTCTGCTGAGAAACAACATGGCGCTGACTGAGGCTGGCGCAACCTATCTGGACGGACTTGTTGGTGACGTTGCGATTCCGCGACAAACTGGCGCTGGTTCTGTTGGCTGGGTTGGCCGCGAAGGTGGCACGATTTCCGAAACCAATCAAGCAGTTGATCAGGTAACACTGACACCGCGAACGGTTGGTTGTTACACGGATATCAGCCGACAACTGAGACTGCAAAGCTCAACCTCGGTTGAAAACTTTGTGCGTCAAGACCTGTCAACGATTGTTGCTCTTGAGAAAGATCGAGCAGCGATTCACGGATCAGGAACTTCTGGCGAGCCAACTGGTGTAGAGAATGTAACTGGTATTTCTACAGAATCATTTTCAACGTCTTCCGGCCCTACCCGAAACGAAGTCATCAACATGATCACTGATCTTGCTGGCAGCAATGCTCTGCAAGGCAATCTGGCGTTCATCACAGGCACAACCGTTTACGGCAACCTGCTGAAGGAGCCTGTTGATGCTGGTTCTGGTTTGTTCCTCGTTCAGCAAAACGGCGGCGACATGCTTGGCGAAAAGCTGATCAAGAGCACGCAAATCACAGCGGGTCAAATGTACTTCGGCAACTGGTCTGATCTTATGGTCGGCACATGGGGCGGAATGGACATTATGGTTGATCCTTATACCGGGGCGACAGCGGGGACATTGCGAGTGTTGATATTCCACTCTTGCGATATTTCTGTTCGTCATCCTGAATCATTCACTCTCGGATCATAAGGGGTATTAACAATGATTCAATATAAAGACAACGGAAACCTAAGCGTTGTTCATGCCTTGGGCGCGGTTGTGAAGACTAGCGACACTAACAGTGCTTCCGCCGATCTCAAAGAGCATGACAGTGCCATGTTGATCGCCAACTTTGGCGTCACGGGCGACACGCTGTCATCTTCCGTGAAGGTCGAGGCTGAAGTTCAGCATTCGGACGACAACTCTACTTGGGTTGCTTGTGCCGATGCCGACATTTCCTCTTCGGTTTCTGGAACCAATACAGGAACATTCGCGGTAGTCGATGCAGCAGCAGACGACGATGCAAGTTACACGACTAGCTACCTTGGTCGTGAGCGTTATGTCCGCATTGTTTTCAATTTCACCGGGACTCACTCGAATGGAATTGAAATTGCAGGCAACATCGTTAGAGGTCGCGCCAAATACTAGGCGTTAATTGTGGTGGGGCTTCGGCCCCACCACTGAGGAACCAACATGAAAGTTTGTTTCAATGTCAAATGTCGCGTAGACGGAGTGGCTTATTCCGCAGGCGATGAGGCTGATTTAGACAGTCACGCTGTTAACTCGTTGCAAAAGTTGCGGCGCAATGGTGTGCCTTACGTTTCTGCCGTTGAGGATGAACCAGCGCCAGAGCCAAAGCCAAAAGCGAAGGCAAAAGCAAAAGCCAAGCCAAAAGCGAAACCGAAAGCAAAGGCAAAATCGAAAAAAGCGGCTCCGCGAAAAAAAGCTAAAAAAGAAACCGCGACTGAGGTTTAGTTGTGATTCAGGTCGTGACGATTACAGGGCCATTGCTTGAGCCTGTAACAACAGCTGAAGCCAAGCAGAACTCAAACGTCTTGTTTCAAGGCGATGACGCGCTAGTTTCCGGGCTGATTAAAGC